AAGATGGAACGACAAGTTCCCTCTATTGTTAGAACACTTTTCCAAAACACAAGAGGATTACGCTTTGGTGTTCTCTATTGAACCAGAGAGTTTCCTTGAAATCAAACTATTTGTTGAAGCCTCAAAGGAGTTGGGTAATGGTAAAGTATTTTTTAATATAACAGAAGGTGGATTGATTTTACAGAAACATCTATCAAACTATCGGTATATAAGAAGCCTTGATATAAAACCTACGATTTGGGTTCATTTAAGAGACGATTATGTAGTTGGTGAGGGTTTCTCCTACTGGTGTAATAAGTATTCAACTGGGTTGATATATAGTGGTAAAAAACCTATTATGTTTAATGAGGATATAGTGGTTCAGTTCTTTACTGAAAAGATTGCCTACCTAATGTTCCGTGAGTATAATGTAATGGGTCAAGATGTTCCTTTCAATATAGATTTACAAAACGACATCATCAAAAATAAGTTGAAAACTACGAGTTCTTTTGAGGCTTATTGCCAGAGTTTGGATTGTCTAACCCTTCACCACATTTATCCCCTTGAACTTCTTTGATTTTCAAGTATAACATCCAGAGTGTATAGATTATAGAAACCGAATAGAAAATCATTTTGATTATCAAATCAACTTGACTTAAAGCAACCACGAAGGTTGAGGTGTTTAGTATCATTACTTTATCACTTACTATGTCCTTTAACATTTCTATTCTCATTTTTGTCTAAAAAGATTTTTAGTAGTTTTTCATTTTTCAATCTCAACTTGAATAATCTTTTAAGGTCTCGGGGCGTTTCTTTCCCAGCAACCATCACATCCGTATTCGTTATTCCATTGATCTCCATTTATTACTTTATATTTTTTTGGGATTACAAACTGATTAGTTGAAGTCTTACCCTTCTCTGGTAATATACCATCACCTATATTCACTTGTGAGTTGAAGTAGGTTGGAAATAAACTCGGGCGTTCTCTCAAATAGTTTATCATTTTCTGCGCATAACTTTCCGAGGTATTTAAGATTTCTTGTCTCAAATACTTCATATCATTTATATCAACCGCAACACCAGTTTCACTCGTGGGTCTCATCAATCCTTTATTGTAAATCTGTGTATGTAGAAAAGGTAGAGCCTTATACAGAGCGTAGTTGATTAGGGCTTGTGATAAGTGTGAGTTGATGAAATCAAGATTGGTTGCTGTTAGAGTTTGTGTCGCAACTTGTGTTTTTAACTCCTCGTAAAATGATGAACCCAAATATGGTTGAAGCCAAGTGTCGGCTGCGATGAGTATGAAGGGCTTTAACAACATAGGATCTATATTCATATTCAACATAGAATATGATTTCAACTTTGCTTCACTCACTAAAAGAACTTCTACTACTTGTGGCATAACATTAAATATATTTTATTCTGTTTCGTCTGGATCTACTCCTAAAAAAGAACACATCTGTTCCTCACTAAAACCATAACCTGACGACAACATAGTTTTTGCTTGCTCCAAGGTAATCTTTTCTTGATTATATTGTCTAACTATTCTAAAAAGTCCTTGAAACTGGCGTCCCGACAAACTCCTCAAAGCCTCATTTGTTTCTGTTGGTAGGATTGGAGCAATCCCTGCCTCATCACTCGTCTCACTCTGGTCGTCCTCAAAGAGATTTCTTGGTTCAATATAAAGTTGAACCTCATACCCTTTTGCTGTTTCAACTATATACTCAAACTCCTTCAACATAAACTTCTGTATCGGTTTAACAACGGTTGAAATAAAGTGGGAATATGAAGTGATGATTTCGTCTTTGTTAGAACCTAAACCACCACCACTATCACGAATACCTAAAAGAAGTGGTGAAGTAATCCTATGAGCGGTTAAAATCCTATTCACTATTCTTTGGTCTAATGTTATATAGTATTGATCGTTCTCGGCTCTTAAAGGCGTGACTTCTGGTGTGCTGTCTGGACTATCGGCAAATGAAAGAAAGAACTTACCCGCTTTGTCGGCTCCCGAGAAAGCCTCACCTATTCTATTATATATATCGTTTTGTTGTTCGGGGTCGGGAATACCATCACGAAAAGAAATCCAAAGTGAAGGGACAAGTCCATTTTGTAGATTTGAGTTGTGAAATATACTGGTTTGTATGTCTGTTAAAACATCATTTACCGAACCCACCCAATCACTTAAAGGATAAGTATTCGAGCCGGGGGTATAATCTTTTGCGTAATAAAGTTGGTTGGGCTCCTCTCTTGCTTTTTCCTTGTCTAACTTACAAATCTTATGAACCCCATACTTTCTCCAAGCCTTCCACTCACTACAAAAGAAGTAATCATATACCTCTCCTGTTTCTTTCGTGGGTTTGCCAGAACGGATTTTTGTGAAATCAGTATGGTATATTTCAGCCGCCGAACCAACTATGTTCCAAACAAGATTGACGGCAAAACCTCCGTGTATAATATAGTCAAGGGCACACTTCTCAAAAACCTCGTTTAGTGTCTCCTTTCTGTTTGCCATCAAATCCTCGTGGGTTTTACACTTCAATCCTTTCCCAATGACGCTGTCGTATTTACTCATTATACAAGTCCTATTCATACTTGATTGATTATATAACCTAACCATCAAATCAGGCCACAGGTTGTCCTCACCGAAACTCACCCAATCATTGCTCCTGCTCTCTATGAACCTCGGCAAGTATTGTCCTATATCACCAAATGTGAAAATCTTACTTTTGTTCTGCTCCATTTGTTTTTCTTTTTTCTATTATACTCCAAACCAAACCTATCAGGGTCATTATGGCTGAAATCCCCTCTTGAACTTCGTTTTCGTTCAGGACACCATTATATAACAACAAACCTCCTACAAAGGTGAGTGTGTGTCTAATCAATCCGTTTTTTTGTTCTTGGTTCATATTCATTTATTTTTTTTATATTGTTGGGTTAGTATTCAACACAGAAGCAGTAAAGTTTTCGTTCGTGTTATATGAACTATCTGGTGAGATATATATAACTTCTGGTTGTTGTGATGGGCCGACATATACTGGATTTGTCACACTTCTATAAAAGAATATACTACCCTTTTCTACTGGATAGATACTACCCAATAAATCTACAAATGGTGGCTGTGTTCCATAATATAACTCGTAATCCCAATAACCATCTTGATCTATATATATAACTCCGATTTGTGGGTCGGCTTGATTTTCAACATTTGTAATCTCAAAAGCCAATCTTACTTTTCTACCACCGAGTTTCAAGTTATATGGGTCAAAAACTATCTCCTCTCCTGTCATCCTGTTTTTTAGTATCATACCAAAAACTGGATTATCAGATGGAAACTGATGTGTTCTATCAAGGTAAAAAGTAAGTTCTACTTCTGGATTAGGATATAAAACATTAAAGTTCATATATTCTTAAATATAGAAATAAAAAAAAAACCTAAATGATTTACATTTAGGTTTTTCCAAAAAAAAAGGTATATTATGTATTATGTCGTCACGATTGTTGCTGGCGTCCAAGTGAAACCAGTTAAAGAAGCCGTTGATGTAATGAAAAACGCTGGGTTAGGGTCTTGTGTTTGTAATGTGTATGAGTATCCGTTCATATCACCCGGATTTAATCCAGTTTGATTTACACCAGTTGTTAGTTGAGCGCCTCTCGTCAATCCACAGAACCACCATCTATTATTATTATCTAAGAAAGTAAATCTAATGAACCTGTTTCTTGCCAGTAAGTTCAGTTGATTTCGTCTATATTGTTCCAACTTGTGAAACACCATCAACAAATCCCCTTGGAAAAATAGAGTTCCAGCGGCTGGGGCAATCGTTGCGGTTTCAGTCCAAGAAGCAGTATCTTTTGCTATATCAAACTGAAAAAATGTTCCTGAACCTTGTAGGGCGTCTAATCTTGAAGCCGTGGCTCCAAAGGTTGCCCCTGTGAAAGAATATGAAGCGCATATCCAGAGTTGTTGAATACCACCTACACTATCAATCGGGTCAAGATTTATACCATTTGTTAGGAGTGAGTTTATTATTGCCATTTTATATTAAAGTTTTTTTTTTAGGCTTGTCCGTTCTGGACGAAAGATGAATATACTGCTCCAATACCCGCTCTATACGCTGAAAGTGTCCTGATTTCGTCGTTGTCTTTACTATACCATATATCAAGTTTATCTTGGTCGTCTGTTAGTCCAGTCACAACTACAAGGTGTTCTTTCGGCCCAAGAAATACTCTGTTTGACGATTGAAGCCCAGCCACAGGAACACACTTGATGTTTGTGCCGGGGAATATAATATGTTGTCCCAATCCTGAACCATAGTTCGTAGTTCCATTTACAGGATAGTTGAAGTAGTTGAGAGCCACAAGCGCTCTTGAAAGATTACGGAACACAGGATAGGACATATACATATGTAAGTCATCTCTTGAACGAACACCAGTAGGTATATTGTCTATAAGGTTGTTCGCACTATCAAAGATTGTTGAAACCGTCCAACCAGCAGAAGCCACCGTCGTCACACCATTAGAAGCCGTCATACCAGAAATGATGTCTGTTCCTAAAATCTGCTCGAAGTTCAATCTTGTTGCCAAAACCATCTGGTCTGCCAACCATTGCTCTAATGGGTAGTTTTCATCAAATCCACCTGCTCCCATATTTGCTGAAAGCCAGTGTCCTCTCAAATCTTGGAGACATAGTGAGGATTTTTGTTGTCTGTTTCTAACCGTAACACTTACTTTTTCATACGACACCGTTCCACCACCATTTGACGGCCAACCACAAGCGCGGGTTGTGAAGTCAAGTTGGTTTAGGTTCAAGATGTTTATATCCACCGTCCCAGCAGAATAACCTGCTTGTAGGTTGGTATATTGTAGAAAATCTGCTCCAAGGATTGCTCTACCAAGTAGTATTCCCGAGTTCATATCGGTATAGGCTGAAAGCCCTGTAAGATTTAGAGGCATATTATGTTATTTATTTTTTTTAGTATTTTTGTATAGAACCAAAGGTTTCTTTATATTTTGATAAAACTTTCAATCTGTCCTCCAAGTTTTTATCCAAACTTGCTGGGGTTTCATTAAAAGTTGTTTTTAGTGGGCTTGCGGCTGGTGTTTTAGAGAACTCATTATATTTTTCTTTTGTTTTACCAAGTTCAGCCTTCACACTTTCAAGTTCAGTCATCAAGATTTCCATACTTGTTCTAACCTTACCCATCTCCTCATCTATGATTTCTTTGACTATGTCTTTGATTGCTTCAACTGGGATTTCAACTTCCGCTTCTGGTTTTTCTGTTTCAACCTCA